TGAGTGCTGCGTAGTGGATAATCTTTAAGTGGGCATTACCCATTTCTTCTATGCTGCTGTCACTTCTTCCTACAATATAATTAACAGCGTCAATTACGCCTTGAGGGGTGGTATTTGAAATATTAGCTACAATCCTAGCTTTAATAATGAAACGGTATGTATCATCATCCACTTCAAACGAAGCCCCCTCACTGTCAGAGATTGACTTCCATGTACCACCTAAAGCTGCATCGTATAAACTACCGAAAGTTTGCGCTTCGGATGCCCCATCAAAACCAAAGAAAGGGAACAAAGAGAAGTCAACCAATACTCTAGGCTGCCCGACAATCGCCCCAAGCATGTCTAGTTGACTACCAACCGCAGTCTCTAGGCTTCTAAGACCTATTAAATCTTGAAGCATGTTTTGTATTTCAGTAATCTCTGTGATAAAGATATTGATATGGGCATCAAAGATTGGTTTATTCTTAAACTGTTGTGTGTATCTACTCCTTGCTTGCGTAAGGTAATCTACTTCTGTTATACTGCCCATGAAGCCCCCTTAAACAAACGATACTAAGATATTAGAAGCTGATATGTTGACAATCTCGTTATAATCAACAGATATGTTGCTTGTACCAACAGGGGATGCACTTGTACCAATAGTCATTCCACTAACGTAGAAACCACCTGTTGCGCTATTAATTGGCGTGTACAATCTGCTGTATAAAACATCTTCACCAATACCAAGTGTACTCAGATAATCGACTAAAGCTGTGCGGATTAAATCTTCACCGTCTGTAGGAAACGTACTGTCAACTGAGATTGTTAAGGATATGTAAATTGGCAAGTCTGTAGGCCTGTCAAACGATATATCGTGTAATATGCCTTGACTATCAGCCACACCTGTTGTCACTGTACCATAGCTCAATATACCTGCTGGCTTGTTATTCCAAATAGCTTGGGCAATTTCTGTTGAAATTCCCCCCAAGACAATTGGATAGAAACTGTGTGCTGGAACAGGAGGAGATACGAAGGCCACATCTGTCTCATTCTCGTAAATAACAATCTGTTTAACACCATCAAGTTTTAATACAGAGGCATAAATAGCTTCATAAGTGTTGCTACCATCTTGAAATTTAGCTTGTAAGAAGCGTAATCTTAGTTCAGCATCAGTTTCAACAACCTTACCAGCTATGGCTGCAAAAGGGTTTGTCACTGTATCCCACCCAACTAAAGGTGATTGAATTGTTTCAATAGTGTTAGCATCTTGAAGATTAACACCTGTCTCTGTACAAGTGGCTAAGGTTTGTTTTTTGGCTTTGTTAATCGTGAATTGTGTTGCTACAAAGTCACAGGCATAATCTTGGTTTGTAACTTGCACTTGTAAATCAGCACCAAATAATGTAGCTTCAATGTATGTAGAGTGTGATGCGTTAACAACACCCATCAATCCGTTGACAATACTAGAAGTAGTAGCACTAACACCGCTAGTGTAAGTAACAGTAACGGGATTAAGATTGCTGCCAAGTACCTTATAGGTGAAAGAATAAACCGTACTATCCGCCACAATTGTAGGGGTGATTTGGATTGCTGTAGCACCTGTTTCATTTAGAACTACATCCTCCTGAAACTCAAATACTTTATTTGTATTAGCACTACGAACATAACTCCCTGTTGGAATTGTTACACCATAAGTACCTTTACTCACTAACAATGCCTGTGAAGCTGTAGCTGTATTACGAATAACACCACCTAATGCACACAACTCTTCTAATGAAACACCTGTTGCTTGATTAATGTCAAAAGAACTATACACTTGCTGACTTGTTTCCCAAAGCTCTGCTAGAGGTTCAGCAATAATCTTAATCCACCTTCCTAGTACACTATTGTCTGTTGTATCTAGTACATCACCGCCTGTTAAGAAGCCACTAAACTCTGTATTAGCACTTGCTTTAAGAGAGGAAATAATATCCGTTAATCGTTTAACACTAAACCCTGTTGTGCTTAATCCTGCCATATCCCTCTCCTTGTTTTATACTTAAACCTATACACCAATTGAAGCAGTCAGAGTGGAATAGAAACCATCAACGGTTCTCACTGTAAACTGAATAGTAATCTTTCTTGTTGTCTTATCAATCACACTACTATATGCTGTAATCTGCAACACTTCTTGTTCTTGTAATATCTCTGCTTGAATGATTGCATCAACAGCAGCTTTAGACCTGTTCTTACCAGCAATTTGATTGAAGTAATCAATACCGATTGTGCCATCTAAGAACCATTCACCTTTGAATGTTTGTAGTCTAATCTTTAATCGTTGCGCTAAGTTCTCAGATGTTGACGTAGTGAATGTAGGTGTTGTTCTTGTGTTAGTTGTTGAGAGAAGGACATCCCCTGTCTCATCGTTTAGTTTGATGTCCATAGTTATTTATTTCTCTTAACTTGTTGATATATTCAATCCGTTGTATGTAGCTGAACCTGTCAATGTTGTAGTTGTTGTACTTAACAATGCGCCATTGAACGTAGAGATGCCTGTAAATATAGAAGCACCTGTAAAGGCACTTGCACCAACAACAGCAAACGTACCACCGACACTTAGATTGCCTGTAATGGCTACACTAGGGCAGGTGAGTGTTAATAATGGGCTTTTCACTTCAACTTGTAAGGCTGACGTTAATTCAATCTTGCCTGTAGGCTTCATCCTCACTTCACACTCTGTTGGCAAGCCAATGTTGTGTGTCATCACCATATCATCAACATTGTGAATTAAAGTGCGCGTATCAGGATTATTTATTGATTTTGAGAATGGATTTACACACGGGATAGCAATAGCATCTCTTTTATCAAAGCTACGCATATCAATCGGGTCGTGTGCTGACGTAGCCCCACTCTTAAATACATCCAACCCTTTCTGACTAAACACAAGGAGAACGTTATCCCCTTGATTGATTGGGAATGTTAAAGCTGAGGTTGAGGAGCTAGGGAACTGAACAGGGACAGAAAGGATAGTGGGGTATTCAACAACCGTACTATCCTTATATTCGTGGTTTACAATTGGTTTTACATCTATTCGGCATTGCTCAAGCTTGCTAGTATTAAGCACTTCTGCCACCATACAAACAAACATCCCACTCATCTTGAAATCAAAGAAGGCGTTGAGCCTAGCCTCTAATGTATCTTCCATATTATAAGTCCCTTGTATCGTCACCGAAGATTGTCATTACCCAATCATTTCCCCTAGTGTCTCCAACGTATTTAATGTTTCTGACACGATAGTACCCACTAAGCTCTGTCTTATCTGAAACTACTTTGATTAAACCATTTGTCTTACAATTTGGGTTAAGTAAGGCTTTCACTTCAATGTTGAATCTAACTTGTTTTCTTTTCTTAGCGACGACAACCTTACCTGATTTAAGAGTTTTAGTTTCAGGTGAAACAGCTTCTTCGTTATCCTGAATCGGTTGGTCTGCACTAACTGTAACCGTTTCGTGTCTTGTTAGTGGAACACCAATCATTCCTGTTTCTGAGGATAGAATAATTGCATCTTCTTTTGTAGAACTTGCAAGCACAGAGCGTTTATCTTTTACAGTGAGTTCCCCACCTGCAATATCCCACTCCATGTTGTTAGCATAGCATATATCATCTAACACTTGTTTTAGTGTACCAAAGGCAGGGTAGCCGTAAGTGAGTGCCTTGTTAGCGTTATCGCCTGTAATGGCAACTTTAGGGCAATCTAGCACTGTAGCAGCATCTTCTAAGACTTGCTTAACTGTTGTTCCTTCGGGATACGTCTTACTTATTTTAGCTGCATTTAATGTTACAAAACCCTCAGCAATAGAGAAGGTTGTTTGTATTTCTGTCCCCTCTTGTTTAGATGAGATTTGTAATACATCCCCAACTAATATTTGAACTAACTCAGTACCATAACCAACCGAAAGAGTTATTTGACAAGCCATTTGCTTATCTGATAACTTAGATAACGTAGATTGCGATAGATTGTAAATAACCACTTTAGCCGTATTAGCTGTGCTTTTATTATCAACATTCTTTTGAATGTCAAATGTCACTCTAAGCCCTTCGTTTGTTGGAGAACTTTGTAAAGTAAATAGGTTGCCAACATCTCTGTCATAAATTGTTAGGAGGTAGTTTCTGCCGTATTGGTACATAAAACCTCCTACACGGTTTGTGTCACTTCTAATGTTAATTCATATACAAGCGTATAGTAATCTGCCCAGTTACGGTATGCTTCGTCTGTGACAGGAACAGAAATATTGTTAGGGTATAATGTAAACATACCTAAAAAACCGTTCTGCGCCATAACGCTGTTCAAGGGAAAGAAGCTTGCCGAGTGAATAGCTACACCTTCAAAGACAACATCACCATTCTTTTTAAATAAGGATGTATGATAGCGTTTTGTTTTATTATTCCACACAAAATCCATTACGCAAGATATGTTATCTAGTTCAACGTTAACAGAGAAGTAGGCATCGTTTGTAATGGCGATACGTTTATTATAAGTTAGTAATGTTGTCATAGTTAGTCCTTATAATTTAACGTAGTCTTTAATGGTCTCTAGGTACTCAACTTCTTGTCTTAATTGCCTACGAAGTGTTTCGTTCTTAGCTTCCGTAGCTGCTGTTAAGGCGTTCACTTTAGCAATCAACTGTTCGTTTAAATCTTCAATAGTGCTTAACTTATAACCTTGTTGTTCTAACCACCCGAGAGATTTTAGTGCTTTGTTGTGTGCATCTGTTGGCTTACAAGGTGGTTTGGCTGTCTCACCTTTAGGTAGTTTAGGTTTGGCAATAGTAGTTGTTTCTGTTACTACACCATCGACAACTAATTTCTCAGTTTGTGGTAAACAATCGTCACCTTTCCCTAGTGCTAGTTTTTTAGAGACAGCGTCTTTCAAGTTAGTGTTAATCTTAGGTATCTTACCTTTCTCAACCTGTTCAACTGCTACCCTAACAACTTTCACTTGCTCAAAGGACATCTCAGGATAAATAGCATACCCTGTATTCTCATCTTCTTTAAAGCCTAACGATGTCATTACACAATTAAGCTTATAATCAATAATGTTGTTTGTGTCACTGTACATTAGGATAGTACACATACTGCCACTACGCTGAATGGTGTATAGTTTTTGCTTAACAACGTCCATTGTTAATTGTGCAGGAATTACAGCACCGTAAGTTGTTAGTACACCGTTCTCAAATGTAGCAGTCACCGCGCTACGAAGGAATACATCATCATACCCTTCGATTTTCTGTGCTGTTGTTTTGTTTGGATTAAGGAAGTCATAATCTGATACAACACCACTCACTTTAAACTTTTCATTATCTTTGACAAAGTGGTCTGTAATCTTGCTGTCATTCTCTACAGGATGCTCTGTTATTTTACCGCTATAAGATTCATCAAAAGATGTAACGCTACTGAATACAACAGTATCACTACTTTTCTGTTCTTGTAGAACAATTATCATATTCACTCCTTGTGTACATCTTTGATGCTTCTCTTTTTCTATTTAACTTGCGTATGAGCCAACACCACCGTAAGAAGATTGAATTTCTTGCGCTAAGTAGTTACCCATTGCAGCCATGTCTCCATTTTCAATAGCTCTTTGCACGTTGATTGGTGCTTTAGAGATGTCAATGTTAATGTTATTGATAATACTACTTTGGGGTTTGTTCATACCTGTGGGTGCTGAATACCAGTGGTCATTGCTTTGTGGTTGTAAGCCAACACCGCTTCTTATAAAGTCAGAGGTTGGTGTGATTATGTTTCTAATCATTGAATCAATCAAAGGTGTAATTAAAGGTATATTTACACTTCTATTCCCTGTATCCATACCTTGAGCATTATAGTCCGCAAAAGGGTTGATACCGTTTCTAACCTCAGCCCAACCAAGTTTAATCTTAGCAAACATTAAATCAAATTCGCTGATTAGTAGTTGAACGCCATGATACCAAACCATCAATACGTTATTCTCTTCTCCGTTGAAGTAGCCTTCTAATTCGGAGAACAAATAAACAACTGTAGCTAATCCTGCTACCATTGCTGCTGTTCTGGCCGCCGACACTAGCAGAGCTGCGTTCAGGTTTTTAACAGCTAACAAAACATCAGCCAACTTATTTAAGAAGCCAAACATATTCTTATTCATAGCATTGATAGCTAAAGCCATCCCTAAGAATATTGCAATACCACCACTGATAAAAGGGTGTTCTTTAATCACATCAAGGGACGACTTAGCAAAAGTGTTTAGCTTCCCAAACAAGTTTACAAGCCCTTTAACTCCCACTGTTACGCCATTAACAACTTCTGAGCCTAGCGTGAAAATCATAGACAGTAGTTTATCTAACCCACTTTTCAATATCAACAAAGACATTTCTTTGAGGGTGTTGTTAAACTGTTCTTGCTTGGCAGCAGACAATTCAAGGGCTTGAGACAGTGTTCCTTGCTTATCAGCCCACTCACCCATTAACACACCAGCTTTTAGAACAATATCAGAGCCTACTTTGCCATCTTGCATTAGCTTGAACAAGCCTTTGACATCTGTACCAGCAGCTTTAGCGAATATGTCCATGACACCAGCAGCACGTTCACCTAGCTGGTTTTTAAGCTCTTCTGCCATTACTTGTTCTTTGTTTAACATCTGACCAACAGCTCTTAAAGAACCTTTAATCTGGTCTGGTGTCATTTGCAATGTACGGAAATACTTGTTCATGCCTAAAGACATTTCTTGTATTTGTTCTACACCTGCAAACCGTTTAGCTGATTGGAAGATAGAGGCGTAGGATGCGCCAAACTCTGTTACGTTTAATGCAAGACCTTGCGATGTCTCTTTAACGAATTTCAAGTTACTGTTGAATACTTCGGCACTTTCAGATACAGCTTTGAGTTTGAACTCCATTGCCTGTAGTTCTCTACCTGCCGTGACAATTTCACGGAAGGCGTATCCACTACCAAGTAGTCCACCTATCCCCATGCCTGTAGGTAGCATTGGCCGCATGAAGGACATAAGCCCCGCACCAGCAAGCATACCGCCCATTCCTCCTGCACCTGCGCCACTTGGAGGATGAGGTGCGCCACCACCTGCGCCAGAACCACCGTTAGCACCTCCTCTAAAGCCTCCACCTACTCGTGGTAAGGGAGAACCAGCAGCACCTCTTAAACGCTCTAATAGAAGGACTACGGGCATCAACGCTTGCGCGTAACTGTTGAGGGCTACAATGTTGGAATTGAGACGTTTCTCAAAGTTTGATAGCTTAATTTGAGATTTAGATGCTTCTTGAGCCACTTGATGAAGGACACCATTAGAAGCCTCCATTACCTTCACATAAGCTCTAGCTGCGGCTGCGATAGACTTGCGCCAAGAAGCCATAGACTTAGCATCAAACTTACCCTGCATCGACTCAAAGGATTTCAGCATTCCTTTTAAAGATGTAGCTGTTTTAGAGATGATAGCTAAAGTCAGAGCCATCTCTTTCTTGACTAGCTCCATCTCTGTTCTAAACGCAGTTAGTCCAGAACTATCCACCCGAAATTGCATGGAAGCGTAAAATTCTGCTATCGCGCTCATTAGCCTTACTCCTTTATTGGTTAAGGCTAACGCCTAACATTAGTCAGTGATTTCTACTTGGTAGTTAATCAAGGTTTGGTAGACCCTGTCATCTACTCTTCCTTTCCACCGTTCTGCAACAGCTTTGATAATTATTTCTTTCTCTATTTTATACGTTTGAAACGCCTCTTGTGCTGTTGTAAAACTACCAAGATAAAGTCTCTTGCTGTTCTCTAACCCTATATGAGTTATAAACTTCTTTCCGCCTTTTGCAACGTGAACACCTATTGGGTGTTCTCCGCGCCTAGCTTCTGTTTTAATAAGTAAGTTGTTAACACGTTTAGGAACGAAACAACAAGTGTCCTCGCTATAAACCTTGTTTCCTTTGACCAATAAATCCTTATCAAGCTGAAAAGCTCCACCGCAATCGTCCAACTCGTTATAACCTACTTGTTTGTCACACCATTCCTTGAAGAACGTGTAACTTTTAAAGTTTTCACTAACTTCACAAGCTATATACGATGGGAAATCCTTGTGGATTTTTTGGCTGTAACACCGTGCAAGCATTTTAACCCACAATCTATAACTTTTTGCATAAGTGCCATCTTCTTGCTTTGCCATATAAGTATGGTCATTGTGACCAACACCGTGTACAAGTTTATGACTAACTCTTTTCTTTCTACTCATATCTGCCTCCACAATTAAACGTGAAGTTTAACACACAAATACCTAAAAGTGCAACAGTTATTTATTCCCTTTCGGTTGTGTATCTATTCTAATAGCATCCTGTAGTTCAAGAAGCTCCATCATATCATACACATCTTCTAAGCCGTATACAGTTTGTAATTCGTGCAGCGTAGCCAGCT